AAGATCAGCAGTAGCAGGGAGACCAAAGGACTCAGAAGTGTCAGTAAGCTCAACATCAGAGCTACCATAACCAGCACGAGTGGTCTGAGTGGCAGATACGATAGGGACGTTTGTTTCGACAGCAAGGCCTCTAAGTTCTTCAGCAATTGCTTTAATATATGAATATGAATTGACAGTGCTATTTCCGCGATATCTTTCGGAAGAACATATATTAAGGTAATCAATGAAAATAATATCAGGTCGAAATGACTTCTTAAGTGCAAGTTCATTAAGAAGTGATTTGAAGTGTCCAGCATGAGCGGAGGCGGTAGGATACTCCTTAATAATTAGTTGACCTTGAGTCTTTTTGGCCAGGTTTGTAACCTTTGTTTCAAACATTTGTTTTGGAAGGTCAACAATCTCCTGGATATTTACATTTAGGAGGTTCGCATCAATTCTTTCAGCAATGCGCTCTTCTGCCATCTCCATTGTAATGTAGAGAACGTTCCTCCCTTGGAGCAAGACGGAGCTAGCCACATGGCACATGAATAAAGATTTCCCGACACCCGTACCAGCAAGTGCGATGTTAAGAGTTTTGTTAGGGAGCCCACCTTTCGTGATTTTGTTAAAATAGTCGAGATCGAATTCAATTCTCTCCTCCTTCCTGTGATAAGACTCGTATCGTGATTCATAATCTTCAAGGTAATCATGTCCTACATGGTTGTCAAAACTAACTGCTAGAGCATCAGACAGAATAGATGGAATGGCATCTGGTGCCTTCTTGGCATCTCCTCCATCAGCAATCTGAATGGATTCAATCAAGGCAAGATAAATGGCACGGTCACGACACCACTTCTCAGTAGTGTTAACCAACCAATCAAACTCTACAACATCGTCCTCAAGACAATTAACTACATGAGAAATCTGTTTATAAGAGTCCTCATTAATATCTCTTCTCTTTTCAATCTCAATATTGAGAATCTCTTTTGTAGGGAGTTCGTTATACTCAGCAGTAAAGGTAGAGATCTCGTCGAAGATTACCTTATATTTAGTGTCATCAAAATATTCTTCTTTAATGAATGGAAGAACTTTTCTCAAGTATTTTTCATTGTGTATTAGATTTTTCAGAACTAAAAATTCAACTTTGTCCATCAAGTACCGTAACTAAATTGTTCCTTTGCAATTACATCAAGTTTCTCCATCACCTCTGGTGTGAAGTAAATTTCTGGTTCTTTCAAGATGGCTTTAGCATATACCTTCTTACCATCCATCTCATAACGTCCTGCAACGTTCTTCCAAAGTCCACCCAATTCTCCCAACTCAAGTAGACCATAATACTTATCAAGACCACGTTCATCATAAAATAGACGAATAGTAACATCCTTGTTCTCCTTACTTAGACGCGACTTGTGAGTCTTAGCTTTGATAAGATTCCCAACCACTTCTGTTCCATCCTTTTCTTTCTTCTTTGAGAGATAGATGATTGTAGACGCTGCATACTTGAGGCCACTGCCTCCTCCCATTTCCTTAGTTGGTACATAAGACCCGATGACATCGTAGGTGTGATTTGTTACAATCATTGGTATTTTGGCTTGACCCAGTTTAAGAGTCAACATTCTGAACGCCCCTTTGATCAATTGAGATTTTGTCATATCACGGACAAGTTTCTCATTGAGAGCATCCGTTATTTCTTTCTCTGTAGAAAGCATCCCCAAAGAGTCTAACACAAACATACAAGGTTTACGTTCATCTTCAGGTTTTTTTGAATACATGTCTACCGCCTTGAGAGCCTTACTCCTAAACTCTTCAATGGTAACAACATTAACCACAACCAACCTATTCAAGTCAATACCACGACTTTCTAATAGTGACTTATTAACTGCCGCCTCAGTATCAAAATAAAGGCAATATGCATCGGGATTAGTATCCAAGAAGTTCTTGACCACTGCGAGTGAAAAGAAAGTCTTTCCAGTAGAACTTTCCCCAGCAATTGCAGTGATTTTATTCCCAGAAACACCACCACCGATAGACCCAGATACAAGAGCATTAAGGATGAACGAACCTGTGTCCACATATGTTTCAGTGTCATCAATCTCGCTTGCAAGTTTTGTGAAGTCATCTCCAATCTCTTTTACAATCTCGCGTAAGAAGTCCATAAGTCATTCAAAAATATAATGTGGGTTTTGAGATTTAAATATCTCTACTTGTTCTTCAGTTTTAAAAAACATAAAGAGTGTTATGTTTGAATGTTCTTTAAGTTGATACTTTACTTTAATCATCACGCTACCATCCCGTATTGTTCACGAAGAATTTTTTTGTAAGGAAGATCCTGCTCACGCAGTTCCTTCACCAGTTTCAGTTTTTGATACAAAACAGTGTCACCACCGAGTGCCATTGTATTTACGATTGTATTGAGTTCGTTGTCGTTAATAGGAAGATCAATCATCCAAAAAATAGTTCCAAATTTACAGTTTTTTCTACGTTCCATCCAATGGCATCAAGAATGACCTTGAGAGGTTCTAAGAATGCCTTTTCAAATTGTAAGTCATAATCCACATATTGGTCAAGTCCCAACTCTGTTGGAAACTCTGAAATAAATGAGATCACATTCTCATGGATAATATTTGGTTTTTTAAGATAACAAAATTTAATCTTTTCACCGTTATTGATAAGTGAATATTTGTTTGTTAACTTCTTTTCTTTTATGTAGTGATTGAACAGTAAGGCACCACGACAATGAATAGGAGTTCCCTTTGAATATATCGTAGCATGTGCCTTATACTTCTGGGCATCAGAAACAGATCTAGGGAAAGAAATAGCTTCGATAGGAAGTTTCTTGAAGTCACTTCTACACTTATCGATATACTCAATCACCTCATCTTCTGTTCCATTCATCATTAGTTTGAGAGCATCCTTAATCATACTCCTACAAGGTGCTGGAGTGGACGACTTGACTGCCTCAATACCCATGATCTTAAGTTTAGGATCTTCATACCTAACTCCTTCACTGTCCCATACATTCAGGATGTATCTCTTCTTAGCAGTCCAGATTCCACGGTCTGCAATGTTCTCCCGTTTCATCTGCATCTTCTGATCGTATGCGTTTACATACGTCGCAAGATTTTGATAAGATGTTTCGATGAACGGTTCCAGTTTCTCTTGACAGACTTTGTCAATGATAGAAACAACCTTGCTCGTATCACTAACTTTATCACCAAGAAATTTATCAACAATAGGTCCAAAGTTAAGATAGATTGAATCGGTGTCAGATGCGATGACATAATCTACATCTTCTGTTGAGAGTAAGTTATTTAGATATTCATTCATATGATTTTCAATCCAACGAATAGATGTCTGACCTGACATCGTAATCGCTTCTGCATTGGCAAGTTTGAAATATCTAAAGTATGCATTACCAATTGCACCGTAGGCAGAGTTCAAACAAATCTTTCTCACCATCTGAAAGTTATTGAACTTAGCAATATCTTTGATGGTTTGTTCTCTCTGTCTACGGAGAACTGGATCCTTATTGGTCTTAAGTTTGGATTCAATATCAACCAGTTTCTGTTTAGACTTCAACATCTCCTTCTTGAATGCCTTACGTTCTCCATACATCTTCTCCATCAGTTCAGGTAGGAAACCTTTCACTCTATGATAAAGAGAGCCATTTGATGTGATGGTTAGATTAACTTTTCGCAATGGTTCTAAATCTAAGGCCTCGTCAAGAAGTTTATTGACACTTATTTTTGTGGAAAGTTCTCTTACCTGTTTAAGTGATTCAAGTTCTTCTTCAATTTCTTTATGGGTCATTTTACGAACATCTTTCCACATTTCAATTCTCCATAATTTTATTATGTTTCTTACGATTTTCACTCATAGTAATAATTTGTAAGTTGTCTTCATGATGCTTTCCACCTTTAGATATTGGAGTGATATGATCTACTTCATGAGGAATATCAGTTTCTTCTGTTAGTTGTTTTGCTTTACAATAGATTTCGTTTATTTTTTGTTGATCCGTAGTTTCATCAAAAGCATCTCTCATCCTACATCTCCTACGAGCAGCAATAGAATTTGATACTGCCCTCTTATGATCCTCCCCCAAATATCTAAATTTTGCAGAACAAGAATGAGAGCAAAACCGAAGTTTCCACTTTTCACTTATTGCCCTAAATCTACTAACTACAAATTCGGTTCCACAATTTTCACAATAAAGAACTTCTTTTCGTTCTTTATTTTTATTTTCCAAATGTTTAGGTTTTTGTAAGTTGTACTTTCTTATCTTTTGTTTTATAAGTGGATCAGAGCACCCAAAAAAATTAGCACATTCTTTACGACTTTTGTTTTCAACAATATAAAGTTGATGTAGCTGTTCTTGTGTTATATTAAACTTTGGTGTCATGTATTTTATTGTATCCACACATTGTTATTTATGTAGTGAGGATATTCTATAACATGTTCTCTAATTCTACAATACGTTTATTGAGATCATCCATACTCACAAGAGTTTCTGGGGATATTGAATATTGCATGATCAAGTGAGGATACAGTGAGTTCAAGTCAAAACTTACAACCCAATCATATACACCTGGTTTGGGTTCCTTTACATAGGCCCCAGCAAACTTTTCACTCTTATCAGTATTGATCCTTGGAGGAATAACAATATTCCTCTTCTTCAAATAGTTGTAGATAATGGTGTCCCACAATCTAACTTGGAACATTGGGTCACCAAAGTTTACCTTACCATCGTATGCCATGGTGATAACCAACTCAATCAGTTTCATCTTGTCTTCCATACGGTCAACAAGTTCCACGTCAACGATGTTGTAATCTACAAACTTTTTCCAATCACCAGTATAGAAGTCTTTGAATGTATCAAACTCAGAGTGGTCTAACTTCTTTTGACCAAGTTCAACCTCTGCAATGAAGTCCAGTCGGTAAGACTCACGATTCACATAAGTAAACTTCTTATACAACTCCAGATAGTCTAGGTCAGTGATACCACCAATATCGTAGATATAAAACATACGGCCATTGATCCAAGTCTCTCTCTTGGTCGCTAGACCCCATGGAGACAGATTCCTAAGGGCCCTCTCACCCAGAACCCTATCGATCCTTCCACAGATATATGGGATGTCATACAGACGGGTATTCCAACCAGTTACCACGTCAGGATAGTCACTCATCCACCAACTAATAAATGCACCAAGCATTTCTCTTTCTTCAGGATAATAATGATAGGTCACATTATCCTGACTAGGAGTATATGGTTTTCTGCCCCAAGTTGTAATTTTCTTAGTTGCATAATCCTGAATAGAGATGGTCAACATCTCCTCAGAACAATGTTCTGGGTCAGGAAATCCTTCTTCTGATGAGACCTCAATATCAATGGTCAAAAGTCTCATCTTCTTGATGTCAAACTTTATCTCATCCTGAGGATACTTGTCAGAAATGTATTGGTAGATATATCTCTCATTACCATAGATCTTGAAGTTCTCAATCTCATCATACTTCTTATAGAAGTCTCTACAGTCCCTTACTGTTCCAGGTTGAATTGCCTCAACATATTCACCTTCCAGCGTTTTGTATTTTGTGGGGACTTTAGAGTTAACATACAGAGTTGGACGATAGTTGGTATCACGATAGTGAACTCTCTTACCGTCCTCATAACCACGAACAAGGAATTGATTTCCAATCATCTGTATGTTTGTATAGAAATTCATTCCTTAAGTAAGTCCTCATACATCACTTTCAGTTTACTGTTAGGTTCCATAATTGTCAAAATCTTTTCAGAATGAATCATAAACTCATTCTGATTTGTGATATTAACGAACCATGGAGCCAGAGTCATTGTACTTGCATCAAGAATAAAAGGCTCTATCAGTTTACAGTCTGGTTCGCCCAGGTCTGATGTGACCTCTTCAATCTGTGTCAGGATCAGTCTCTGATCCGTCAGTGACAGTAGTTTCAAGTTTTCTATTTTCATTTTTCTCTACTCCTTTTTCGTAAGCTTCTTTTAGTTCATCAATTGGTTCAGTTACAGTGACAACCCAATCTGCAACAACAGGAATCATTTCATCTTTACTTAGGGGCATCCATGGAGTAAGTTGCATTCTAAACGGGTGTTGTTTATCTCCCTTATGATCAGTATCTTGTCCAACCAATTTTACTCGACAAGGGTATCTAAGAAAATAACCAACCACTGTAGGTTTTTCCTCATCACCAACACACATCTCTTTTACGTCTGCGATAACGTCTTCTCCAGACTTCAATAGTAATAGTTTAACAGTCATCTTTTACAATATACCTCTTATAAATTATAACATAAAAAAGAGGGGTTGTCACTGGATTGTGCCAGTTACCCCTCTGCGGCGACGATATGTTCTATTTAGAACCAGTTCTTACGTTGATGATGTTCTGGAACAATCCTCTTCATAGAAATTGTTAACAACCCATTCTCAAGTTGGACTGATCCAACTTCCGTATCCTCTGCCAGTGTCCAAGCTCTGGTGAAAGATCTTGCAGCCACTCCTCTGTGGACAAAAGTTGTTTCTTTTGTGGATTCTTCTCGTTTTCCTTCGACGAAAAGTTTTCCTTCTTCTGTGTAGACATTAACTTCTTCTGGTTTGAATCCTGCCAAAGCTAACTCTAGTTGTGATTCTGTATCACTAACTTGGATGAGATTGTATGGAGGATAGTTTGATGTTTCTTGACCTCTTAGGATTCTATCGATGTAGTCATCCATTCCAATTGTGTTGCGTGTAATCCTGTCCATGAATTTGTCCAGGTCGGCAGCATTGTACTTCATGAGATTGGCCATATACTTCTCCTTAAATAAGCGAGATTTGATTGTGTGAACCCCGAAGGCGTTCACTCATTATTTATACTAGAAAAAGAAAAAAGAGATAGTGATGAAATCACTACCTCTTATAAGGGTTTCCGACTTTTGTAGAGACCGCACGAAAGAAGTCTCAGTCTTATTTATTAATAATCCTCAATTTTAATCAGACGGTGAGCTCTACGGAGAGTCTCATGAGTTTCGTCATTCTTTTGAGGAATAACACCTATGACTTTCCAGGGAAGTTTAACGGGAGGTTTGAGCTGTATAGGGAATCCAGTAGCAGATGCAGTACGATTCACAATCTCAAAGCACTCTTTGTATCGCATGTCAATAAATGCCATGAAGTCTTCATATTCACTTTTGATTTGGGAAGGATTCTTGTTCCCGCTGTAGAGCACCGCATAACACTCTTCAGGAATTCTCTTTGCAATATTCATCCAGAGGCGGCCACGGTTGGTGTCACCAGAAGAATAGACAAAGACTTTCTTACCTTTGACGTGCGTATCACCACCAAGGCGAGCATCTGGTGGGAGATCAGGAGAGTTTTTCAAATATGCCATAACATCGTCACGATTAGGATTCCAAACTGCACGTTGCCCTCCCAGAACAGCACCAAAGATGGATTCTACCAGGTTAGTAACTTCATCTTGTTTGACGAAACGCAGTGCTTCAAACTCAGTGAAGAGTAAATCTGTGATTGCAGTTCTATTGTGATCAACACCACCCTCAGTAACAGCAGCAATGCCAGCTTCAAGCAGATCGCCATACTTAGTAGGACGGCTGATGAGGTCATCATTACCAATCAGACCTTCAGTGAGACGTTGAACGTAAGCAATTTGAGTATCTTTTTCATCAGGATACTCAAAGACTGCGACCGGGATTAACGTAAATCCTGCTCTGATTGCAGCACGGATACGAGTACGTCCATCCTTTAGATTGAAGGATGGATCAACAATGGGAGGGAAAGGATTATAACTCCAACCTTTTATTTTATATGAATATGCAATATTTTTGTCTGCATTATCTCGATTACCATCTTGACGAATGGCAATATTATTCAGTTCTTCGTGATTTTCATTATCACCAAACTTTTTAAGGTCAAGGAAATCAAACCGAACAAATTTTCCTCGTTTAGAGTGATTCTGAATTTCTTCTTCAGACCATCGATTTTCATACTCATTGAGATCGATGTCTTGTTTTTCTTTAATAACCATGTATGTCTCCTGCTGGGTAGCAATTAATGGTAATCGTGAAGTCTTGTCCGCTGTAAGCGAGTGCTTCACATAAATTCTAACACAAAAAAGACCCCTGTCAAGAGACAAGAGGTCTTTGGGTGTTCCGACTTTTGTAGAGACCGCACGAAAGGAGTCTCAGTCTTATTTATTCAGGTTGGCCAACCTTGATATTATTCTTCTTACCAATATTATACTTCTGTTCTAGAACCCACTCAGTCTTCTCTCTGTAAGGGAGTACTTTGATTTGATTCAATGGTGCAATATCTTGAATTGATTCTTCGATGACAACATCTATCAAGCCCCAATCAACAAGCAAGCGAGTAATACGGTTCCTACGTTGAACATCATTAACAGTAAGATTAGCGTATTTACCATCAAGGGCAAATAACTCCTTAAAGTGTACGATGTAGTATTTACCTTGCTTATGAAGAATATGACAGGATTGGTAAAGTTTCTTTTCTTTTCTAGAGGCAACCCCAATGCGGGTCAGAGTCTCGCGAACCTTTAAGAAATCGTCAGGTTGATTTAGCCTAACCTCTACCATTTGGTCTTTCGACCAATCAACCTGAGGCTCAACAGTCTGTGTCATTTTTTTCCACCAGTTTCAAGTCGTTGTTTAATAAAATTAAGTTGCTCATTGGATAAAATTTTCAAAGCCTGAGAAGCCTTTTCATTACTATAACCATAGTAACGTTTCACAATCTCTAAATCTGTGATCTTATCTTTGCGGAGCCAGGGAGAGAATCTCTTCCTCTTTCTCAATATATTTAGATAAAATTCATATTGCATATCTTTATCTAAAAAACTGTACTTGTTCATCTCGTTGGCGAACATAATACAATCCATGTGTCCAGAGAGACAACGATTGATGATGTATGGTGGATATTCTTTTGCCAAAGAAGGTTCATCTTTAATCAGATTCTCCTTGGTAAAATTAATTGAGTTCAACCAGTCCTTAAGTTCCATAATTTAAAGAATCAATTTCTTTTTGTCTGGTGTTACCAGTTTACTTCCATACACTTCATTATACTTCTTGGTGATACCTTCATCAACCTCAGCGATGTATACGATGTGTGTTCTACTTACCGTGATCTCAGGTTGATCCTTATCAATCACCATTGCCCATGGAGCAAACCCAACACTCTGTCCTGAAGGGAGAACAACTAGACCATTCTGAAGAGTTACAGTTGAGTCATCTTCAGAAAGAAGTTCTGCAATCACTTCTTCACCAGTGATAATACGAAATAGTTTTACATTCATTGTTTTTTTATTAGTTAATTAACGGAACTCGCACTCCACCATGATTTCTGTCAGGGCAGCAAGGAAGTTGATCTCCTGATCTACCACGAACGCAACCTGATACTGATACTTAGCAAGAACCAACACAGCAGCAGGAATACTATTGTTTTCAAGGGATACAACAAGAGCATCGTAAATACGACGGAAAAGGACACTAGCATCATTGTCCAGGTTAGAAACAACCCACTTACGAACTTCGGAGAAGTTCTTTTCTTTGAGGTTTTTGATGAGGTCATTTACAGATACGTCAGAGAATGATGCAAGAATAGCAGAATCAATACTACCACTTGTTGAATAACGTTGACACTCATTCAGAACACGACGCCAATCAGGGAAGTGTTTGTTAATGAGTTCTACCAAGACCTTGTTATCATATTTAATACCTTCTGCATCCAGGATTTCTTGGAGACGTTTGAAGAATCCTGCTGCAATTTCCTGTCGTTCTTTTCCCTTAATTCCGAAGTCGATGACGGCACACCTAGAATGTAGGGGTTCGATGATTTTGTTTTTGTAATTACAGGTGAAGATGAATCGACAGTTGTTATAAAACGTCTCAATGTTTGCCCGTAAGAGGAGTTGTACATCGTTCCCTGTGTTATCAGCTTCGTCAATGATGATGACTTTGTGTTTTGCATCTGACGAAAGTGATACGGTCGAAGCAAAGTTCTTGGCCTGATTCCGTACAGTGTCAAGAAATCTACCTTCATCGGATCCGTTGATGACATAGGAATCTACTCCAAGTTGATTACAGAGGGCTTTAGCGACAGTGGTCTTACCTACACCAGGAGGACCAGAAAGAAGAAGGTTAGGAACCTCACCCTTATCTAGGAACTCCTTAAAGGTCTTTTTTGTAGCCTCAGGGAGGATACAATCTTCAATAGTCTGTGGTCTGTACTTCTCGCACCACAAGAAATCATTATTCATAATAAATTCAAAAAATAGGTAAAATACGTTGTCTCATCTGTTCAAGTTGTGCAGGGTCATTACCATAATACCCCATATTCATGTAGACACAATCAAGGTACTTCAACTCATCACGTTCAGCATTATAGGTGAAGTAGTCACAGAAATCAACTATCTCTTGTGGAACTTGTACTTGATTGTGATCGTAATCAATGATCATACAAATCCTTTAGGATGGGTGTCAATTTTGTCCAACACTTCAATATGAGATTGAAATTCTGATGGAGTCTCCCACCAAAGTTGACGAACTTGTTCGTATGAATCTACCACAACAGATTGATTGTTTGAGTACACTATTTTGTAATCATGATGATCATATGGTTTGTCACAGGTTTGTTTAAAGTGTTTCGTCATTTTTTACTAGAGAGAAAGAACCATCATTGTTGTCAATCCATTGTAGT